TTTGCTCTAAAAATTAAATTATTCGCCATGTCTACTGAATTCATAATACATACCTCGCATTTAATGGTTCTGCATACGCCTGTGCTTGATCGGAAATCTTTTTAAGATCATAAAGATTACAAAACTTAATAAGTCTAATACCAACTTGACTAATGTTTTTATTTGCACCTGTTGCAGTAGCAATAGTTTCTGCAATGATAGTCCTAATCTCAGCAGGCTGTGCAGACAAATCAATTAGAACTCGATTGCGTTCGTAGTCATCTAGTACACGATGTTCTTCACCATTGTGGTCGGACCAGCGTTGCAACATCATGTTGTTCCACGCATATCCTTTTGAGTCTCTATCACCGTAGGCTTCACGGAGACCAACCTTATTCTTTGTGCCTTTTTCGCGAACTCCCGGATATGCAGAGAACACATTGTCTGAGGTATCGCCTCGCATACACTTCTCAAAGAGTAGCCACTGGGGGTCTGGGATGGCTTTTGGCTCTTGAGTCTTTTTATCAATAACTCTCTTACCTTTTGCATCAAAGATACCTTCATGTGTAATAGTGGTTTCCATTACACCATTATATTGTTTTACGTTAGGTGCAATAAGTTGCACAAAATCTGTGTCTGTGCTGATAATCACATGGCTATCGTTTGGATGACTTTGTATCCAACCAGCAATTAAATCGTCTGCTTCTAGCCGTGAATGTTGTAGAACTGTGCAATTTGTCTTTTCTGTAACAAACTCTTTAAATGTGTCAAAGGCTTCCCAAAACACTTTCTCTTCTTCTGCTTCACGCTCTGTGTGAGCGGCACGACTAGCAGCTCTTTGTGCCTTGTAAGGCTTGTAATAATCTTTGCGCCAGCTACGACCTTCAAGGCAGAATACCACATGAGTACCACCAAAGTCTTGCCATGCTTTCTTAATTGAATTAAGTGTAATATGGAACGCCATGCCTAGTTTGATATCAGCGTCACCGTTGATAACGTGACGAGCACGAAAGAATGTGTTTGCTGTATCTACTAAAATATAAGTCATCTATTGTTTCTTTTCACACTTTGAATATCAATAACACCTGTGTTAACTTCGGGTAAACCCTCGTCTACCACTACATTAGCACAGAGCTCTCTAAACCAGCGGTCTACGATTTCTTCGTCTTTGTCACCGTCGTAACCGTAACCTTCTTGCTTTAATTTTAACACAAAATGGTCGTTCCAGTCAAGTTCAAAAAAGCCATTGCGTACATTGTCTTTATTGACATGTGTATTAAGAACAGCAACATACGGCTCTTCTTTTCGAGTAGCTCTTTCTTTAGCTGTTAATTTGGATTGCTCTTCGGCTATAGTTGCTCGCTCGGCAGCGGCAGTAGCATCCTGTGCAATCTTAGTGGCTTCAGCAGCCGCTTTTAAGCTGGCTTCTGTTTCGGCCTTGATCTTGTCAATGCCAAATAATTTTTCAATCCATTTATTCATTAAGTACCCCACTCATTTTTAAACAACGGCACTTGAAGTCTGTCACTGTAGCGTAAGCCATTCTTCATAGCTAAGTCTGCTACTGTGCGATTGTTCAATGCGTAAACACTTTCAACACCGCCAACTGGCATTAGATACACATGTCCAGAAAATCCAGCCTTACGGTATGCGGCAATGGCACATTCGGCATCGGCAAAATCTTGTTCTGTAGCAATAACAAACTTCAAATATGCTGTACCAACATCTTCGTACTCGCAAACAACTTCCGGGAGAATTGCGTCCTCCCACTTCTCGCCGCTACACGGCAGTTTGGCACTCACTGAAAATGTAACTTCTCGAGCCCAATGTTCAGCAGTCCACTCACCTAAATAATGTTTAAACTCTGGGGTAAGTTTTTGAGTACCGTTTGTTTCAAAAGTAATTTCTCTTAACCCTCCCATCTTAGGATGCTCTAGCAAATCTGGATATGCTCGTTGCCAGCCTAGTAAAGGTTCGCCACCTGTAATGACTAGATGCTCGTCCTTCCACTCATTGAAGGGCAGTATCTCCGAGATTCTGTCTGCAATGGCATCGCTGGTAAGCATCGGGCTTAGATCTTTAAATCTTGGATCCCAACTTGCATAGCTGTCACATCCTGTGCTAACTAATGGTAGCTCTTTATAATTGTTAAACATATGAACAACTTCTGCAATATCTTCAACTTCTTTGCTTAGTTCTCCTCGGGGCATACCAAAGCCTGCACATTTAAAGTTACAACCAAATGTACGAAGGAACACGCTAGGTACGCCCATATAGCGACCTTCACCTTGTATGCTGTAGAACAGCTCTGCTATTTTTAATTTACTCATAGTTTATTATACACTCTTTTTCTTTAATTGCCAAGAGCCGTCGCCCCGATCTATCCACTCTAATGTGTCGCCTTCTTTCCAACCTGCTTGTTCTAATAGGTCTGAAGGAAATTGCAGTATGGCATCTCCGGTTTCTGGATCTTCCTCAACCGTTAAGGTCCAGGAGTTGCTATTCTGTCGCTCAGTAACATCTTGCATATAAAAGCGTCCTCTTCTGTGTTAAAATAAAATGTCATTTTGTCCGCCTCTGGGCTGTATCGAAACCGATCTCCGGGCAAACCAAATACTTCAATGACCATAGCACATGTTTCATTCCACCAAAAGCCACTTTGGCCCGCATGCCAGGGAACAACAATCTCTGTATTCATTCTGGTAATGCTGTAAATCTAGATAAAAAACTTTCTCGGTAACAACTGTATTCTTTTGGAGGATCGCCCACAGCATCTCTATAGTGTACCCAGACTACACCTTCAATAACAATCTCATTTATTACTACAAATTTTTTATTATGGTCACTTCCTGTCCAACAGCTACCTTGTTTAATATTCATGATTATTCCTTAAAGCATTTATCAATCCAACCGGTTACCGCAACTAACCATCCATATCCTGCCGGATCACCCCAATATACCCATGTTAGAAACACAGCACAGATGGTAATAATAATTGCTAGAGACCTTTTCATTTAGTCCACCACTCCTCATAGGGGAATTCAATCCACACATCTTCTTCCGCCTTATTTACTTCCATGCCCCAGTAGTTCATCTCAACACTACATTGACTAGATAAGTTATCTACTACCACAGCGAAACGAACATTACTTCCCCAGATATGTTCCCAGCGTTCATCGTAAGGAAAACAACCACTAGGCCAGTCCTTCATAATCCAATTTAGTGTGCTTCCTTGGTCGTTGATATCATCGACGATTAGGATATTCTTTCCGCTAAAAGCATCTTCAGCCATGCCTAAGTTACTAGTACATTCACCACCGTCACGCAAACTAACATCTAGCGATTGCATAGGAATATTTAGGTAGTGACTGATCATAACAGCAGGCAATAACCCACCTCTAGTTAGTCCCACAATGTAATCCGGCCGCCAATTGTCTACGGCAATTTCTCTACAGATACTAGCTACAAGACCTTTAAATTTTACATCATCAATTATGAGCTTGTTCATATCTTTCTTTCAAATACTGTTCGTGTTGTATCCATTTATTATTAACTAAGAATCCCCAATCCTGTTTCTTAGGTCCTGGCATAAACAATGTCCATGCAGTTACGCTAGGGTCAAGCTCAATACGATGATAAGAGTTAGCCCCACATATACGAAAACTGCCGGGTCCTCTCCATACACATATTTCAGCGATTTTGTTACCTTTGCTGTCAAACTGTGGAAGCCATTCATAATATCCGCCTTTTAAAATCAATGTTGCATAGGGCCAAGGATGATCATGAACATCATCCGGGTCACCTTTTAAGAATTTGTGTAAGAAAATGTTAAAGGGAAAACGGTCTCTATCCTTTAAAAACAAGTAATAGCGTTCAAGATAAGGCTCGTCACTTTCGCGATCCATAACAATACGCTTACGACCCATGCGCTCTAAAAGATTAAGAAACCATTTCATAATTACCTCGGTGCAAATTCTTGTTGCAGTTTGATGTTATCAAAAAACTCTTTCTTGGTAGCAGGATCTGTATTAAAGGATCCTTTAAGTACAGTAGTCTGTGTTAAGCTACTATGTGCCATGATGCCTCGATTTTCGCAGCAGCCATGGACTGCTTGAATATAGACTGCTACATTTTCACTGTCTGTTGCCTTGCTGATTTCACGGGCAATGTCATTACAAAGTTCTTCTTGTAGTGTGCCACGACGAGCACACCACTGAGCAATGCGAGTGTACTTGCTAAGACCAATGAGCTTTTGAGCGGCAATAATCCCGATATAAGCAACGCCACTGACAGGTTGGTGGTGATGACTGCACATACTGCGAAGCTCACTACGCACCACAAGCATTCCTTCATATCTATCTTGTGAGTCATTTGGGAAAGCTGTTGCGTCTGGTGCTGATTCATATCGTCCTGCCATTATTTCGTTAAAGTACATTTTTGCCAAGCGTCTTGCTGTGCCGTGACTGTTAGGATCATTTTCACGATCAATTAGCAAACGATCAAGCACTGTTTCAAATGCTTCGGTTGCTTCGTCGATTAATTGCGCTTTAACATGATCGTTGTCAATGTATTCGCTGATATTATCACCGGCCCAGAATCGTTTACCTTCTCGTTTCATTTTAAAACGAAGATAGTTTCCTAGATACTTTTCTTCTTTGTATCCGCCATCGCCTGCCATTGCGTCCAGGCCTGTTTCTTTATTTGTCAAATCTAATTCTCCGAGTTAATGTCGTGGATGACATATTAGTTATTTTAACATCTCTAATAGTTTATTGCAACTAAAAAAGTGTTCTTTCAATTCATATACCTGTTTATTTAGGCTAGGTAAGAACTTATCGTAACAATTCATATATTGCATGATCTTGTTACAGATTTCTGGACGATGTGATTCGTATGCAGTATAGCTTTCAGTCCACTCACTAGGATACTTAAATGTATCAAATGCCATTTCTGAATAGCTTAGTCTATCAGGCACCATAGGAATAGCATCTACTACTGCACCCTCATACCAGCTAATGCCAAGTGTTTCTTGTAGATTGGCGCTGAATACAAGTTTAGCTTCGCCTAACAAATTATGATATTCATTCTTTGTTAGTTGTTGATCTTGACAAACAATAAATTCATATTGCGGTAGATATTGTTTTAAATCACGGAAAATCTCAACCTGTTTCTCTGGAGCAATACGATGCGGAAACAAGATTAGATCTCGCTTGGGCATATTCTTATACATTAATAATGTATCCGTCATATACTCCATAGGCCAGCCGCTACGCACAATTTTGCCTTCGTTGACAAAGTCTTTAACTGTATCTTCTAGGGTGTCTTCTAAAAGATTATTGCAGAACATGTCAATATGGAATTGTGTGGCAAAGTAGTTATGATCAAATGCCGCAAAGAAACTTTTCTCAGCATGTCTTACCCAAGGTTTAGCACCAACAAGACGACCTAAGAAGTCTTGAGGATCATAACTGCCAGCATGCCATAAGCCGTGTGTAACTACAGGAATACCTAGTAGTTCACTCATGTACTTTAGGTTCACAATGCCCGGATGCCAAGCGTCAGTAAAAATAAAGTGGTCGCCGGCCTTGATGGATCCTGCACAAAAAAGTCTTCCAAGCTGTGCAACTTGGTCTGCCTTATAGATATTAGTGCCCCCAAAATTAAGAAATGCACCAGGAGTAGTGGCGCTAGGGATATCGCTAGGACCCGATATAACGGTGACTTCATGGCCTGCCTTTCGTAAGAGATTAGGCACATGGGACTTCCATTGTCCCGTGTACCTTGTTTCTACCGCTTCTAGATCAACGAGAAAAACTTTGCTCATTGCGTGGGCCGCGATAGTTGTTTTGTCCTCGAGGTTTGTATTCGCCTTTTGGTACCCATGGCCTGCGTGGGCGTTGGCTATCTAAGAAAGCCTTGTAGTTAACATTAGCACGATCATACAGATGTGCTGGGTTAAAGTCGCATAACTCGATACGACAGTAGTCGTGATATGCCTCTAGGTCGTCGAAGACCTTACTAACTTCGGGCTTCATTGTAAGATACTTCTTAAGCCATTCTTGAGCCATTATAGCTTTCCTTATTAATACTTGATAAATGAACCATTTTCTCCGTCCTCGGAGACCTCAA